AGGGAATCCTAGGTCACGAGCGGCAGTTATCCAGTCCATAGTGACTATCTCCTATTTACCTCATTCTGAGGTAGTAGGCTCACGAAGCTCGGCCAGCGCCTTGGCCTTGGCTAGAAAATGCTGATAAACAGCCTCGGCAGGCAGGTTGTTGTGCGGCTCTGTGCCGTTGCCGTGCTGCGGTGTGTAGAAACTATTGGCGCTTGGATTGACCTTGCCTCGGCATCGATGGACAAACAGCGGCTCGGCATCTGGTCCAAGATGAATAAATGCTGGGCCAACCCATTTAGGAACTTTCTCATAAATAGCGCGGCTGCGCTTAGTCCACGCCCAGGCTACCCGTGCCGGTCCTTTGTCGCCATAGTCCCAGTGGTAGGTGAGGTCTGACATCTCATTGAGCTTGCTGGCTATTTGCGCCTCTTCCCATACTTTGCCTAAATGGTACAAATATTGTCCTGTTTCGATTGGTGGTGAATCATCACGCTCGATGCCCCAGCGCTCCCAGCGCGTCCATGGCTCAGCGTTGGCCAGGTCTGGATAGTGAACGCTGCCGGTTTGCTGGTACAGGCTGCACCCGTAGAGTAGGTTAGGATCTCGTGCCGGATAGCAGTCGGAATCTAGCCAGAGCGGTTGCTCAATGCCGGAATGGAGCACAGCGTAGAGCTTGATCTCGAATCCGTTGAGAATGCGGTATGGGTTGAGCTTCCTGACTTCGTAGGCATCGACGCAAAGCACATCCAATTTGCGCAGCTCGGAAATCCAGAACTCGTCGTATTCCTGCTCGCCGAGATACCACGCCTGAATCGTGTGCCTCCAGCCCATCTCACGGCAGATAGCCGCCATCGTCCAGGTGCCCGGCCAGTAGCGACCGCCTCCACTGGTGACGATGCCACGCTCGACGGCAAAGGCTGATTGGCTGCCGCTAATTGCCTGGCGCAGGTCGTCGATGATCCTATGCACCGCCTTGGTCTGGTTGCCGGTGTAAACTCCGCCATCGTTAGTGAGCTTGGTACTTGTCAGCAGTTGCGCCCACTGGTCAACGGTTAACTGCTCCTCGGCTTGGTACTCTGGACAGCGCCAGCAGGTCATCACCGTTTCATCGTTGCCGTAGCGCCGGCAGGTGCCATGGATGCCGCAGGCGTGCAGCTCGGTACCGCCACCGCATCCGACTGGGCAGGTGGTTTTTAGTTCAAGCTTATCGCCTAGGTGCTGGCATTTGATTCTGCCGCGTTTGGCTCGCTCTTTGGCTAGGTCGGAGTTGCTGGCAAAGGTTTTGCCAGGGATGATTGGTGCTGGTTGCGCTGGTCCTTCGCCGTTCCAGAGTTTGCGGTAGCGCTCGTCGTGCAGAAACAGCTTGCAGATGTGGCAAGTGCACAGCTTTGGATCAAGCGGACAAGGCTTGTGTAAAACCATTAGATAACCGGACCTCCACCGCCACCACTAATACTATTTTCCGTCAGAATCATGGTTGCCTTGATGCACGAACAGTCAAATTTCACATCGGCTAAAGTTAGGTTTTGATCTATCCAACTAGGGTATTCCCAACCATTTCTGCCAAGGCAATTTGCAAGACATGGAGCAGAAATATCGTTAACTTGATCACCACAAAAAGCTTCTGAATTTATTGTAATTTGCAAGGGATCGCAACTGTCAACGCTGATAGCGCCGTTATAGCCAGGAATATAAAAATGCAAGACCCAATGGTCTATAGGCAAAGCCAAATGTCCGGTTCCATCGCTAAAAAATACAAAATATGGGCACTTCTTATATGTCAAACATGATCCAATTGACCCGCCTATGAAAGGACTGTTGCCTGATCCACCAAAACACTCAATGTATTCTGGTGAACCATCAACCATATTTTTGGAAACAATCAAATCCCCATAGCAAACCAACGGAATTTCAAATGATTTTCTAAATAAATCGCAGCAGCTAGGGCAATCGGTAACGCAATCTTGAGTGCTTCCTGTTTCAGGACCATCTAGAATAGCTCCGGCACCCAACGAACCAGAACCAGAACCAGAACCACAACTTCCAATTGGTAAACCAGAGCACTGAGAATAGCTTAAAGTAACTGATAAATAAAACGCTGTCTTACAGGCTGTTTTAACGCTTGAAGTAGAGCACTCACTTAGTGCTTTACCAGCGTCAAAAAACGAGCATTGGCAACTACCACTACCGGAACCCGAACCGGAACAGCAGTTGCAATTAGGATATACTAAAGTTATTTCTGCCACTAAGGGGATCCACTAGACGGAGCAGATGTAACAGTACCACCAGGAATAGTCAGGATTTTCTTAGTCACCACCAGCGTGGAACCAGAACAAGTCACATCAGTCACCACAGTCTGCGTCAAATTGGTCGCCGTGCTGGCCACACTACCAGCCACCACCCACAGACCAGCAGCACTGCCAGAACCAGAACCGGAACCAGAACCAGAACCACTGCCGGCATACCAGCCAACGCAGAGCGCAACGTATTTATTGCCGTTGGTTAATGTGGCGTTGTTCGGTTCGATGACGCTAACGATCTCATAGTCTGACCAGGTCGAGCTGTATGCATCGCTATTCCTGCCAAGCAGTTTGGCCGGATAGGTGCCGTCTGACTGCTTGGCACCTGTCACCTGCACCACACGCACAGCAACGCCCTGCACCTCGTACTGCTCGGTGAGATGCTCGCGGAATGTTGGAGCCATCCCACCGCCTTCAAACGCCTTAAGCATTTTGCCGAGGCGCTTGATCGTCTCTAGCTCTAGCGAATAGCCAGCCATTAAAGCGGACTCGGGAAGGTGATAGTTCGGTAGATGTCCCAAGCTTTGTAATAGGGTTTAGTGTCGGCGGCTAATCTGTTGGTGCTGCCGTCCATCAGCACAGCCTGTGTGACTGGCTGTTGCCCAGGTGGATCACTAAACGCGGTGTATCGCGTGCCATCCCATCTACGTTTGCCGGCATCGAGCAACACCAGCTTCCAGCCGAGCACTGGCCAACTGGCACCTAACTGCACCCATCCGCTGGTGTAGGTTGTGGTGCTTGGCCTAAACTCAAACGCCAAAGTCCAACGCCAGTAGGCCAACCCGTTTTCGTAGACGGCCTGAGCGTTGAGGCTGTTTAGCCTGGTTGTTTTGGCCGCCAGCGAAATCGTTGAGCCTGGCGGTGTGATAGTTAGCGTGCTGGCGTTCAGTTTGCCGACTGCGCTCATCCACGCCTCAGATGGTGGTGTGGATGCGTTCAGGCCGATGGTGATCTGAGCGCCAAACTTCTGGATCTCGCTAGCTGGCAGAAACGGATCGTAGGCACTATTGAGAATTGCGTTGCCGTCCACATCTCCGCGCAGCGCCTCTGGGTAGGCGACTGTGGAGATCTGGTAATCACGAGGCCTAGACAGTGGCGACTGCACCCGCTCAGCAGGCGCTTGGCCTTGCTGCTGCGTGTCTATCGCAGGATTGCCGGTTGCACCAGTGCCAGTGCCACCGCCTTGGAATGTGTCGGCGTTGTAGGCGTAGTTGGCTGTTACTCGCCAGAGCGTGCCATCGTTTTGATCTTGATCTACCGAAAAGCCAACGCAGTAGGCCAGCGAGTCTTCTGGGTGAACTGACCAGACAAGCGGCAGGCTGGGATGGCTGCCAGCGTAGTAGGGACCATAGCCAGCCGAATCAGTCTTGACCAGAAACGCGCGCTTGTACGCTCGCTGGTAGCGCTGGTCAACGCTGCCGCTTCGGCCTTCGATGACTTCCCTGAATAGCGTGTAGGCCATGTCTTACCTCAGATGCCTACTTGAACTGTGCCGGGTAGTTTAATACCAGCCAGTAGTGTCAGCATTTCTGCGCCTTGGCGAGTTTGTTCTTTAGCCTCTGCTAGTATCTCTTGTTGCGGTTCTTTACCGCCGCCAAGCTGGTTGCGAACCATGGCCTCAACTGCTGCCGCGCTACCTGCTTGCAACCGCTGAACAGAAAAATCCGCAGCACTTGCAAGCTGGCGTTGTGGGATTTTGATAGCGTCAAGAGGTTGGCCGCCTTTTGGAAGACCCAGATCGTTTGCTCTACGAATATCGGCAACTGCTGCACCTTTTTTAATGTTGTCAAAAAAAGCAGTAATCTGCCCTTCTCTAGCAACTCGGTCCTGCTCAGCTTGTTTAACGCCTATCTGGTCTAGGAATTCTCTAGTCTCTAGCAGCGCTGCAGTCTCGCCGGAAATCAATCCTGATACGCCTTGGTCAAAAACAATCAGCACTTTTTTGGCCATCGTCTCCAGATTGATAATGATCTTTTGAAACTCTGAAGCAAAATTATTTGCAGTCTTTGCAATTATTTCAGCAATCTCAAAAGCAAAATCCCTGCTTTTTTGGAAAGACGATTGGAGCCTGTCCGCCTCCCCAGCCGGACCAAGCGCTTCTAGTAGTCCTTTGGTAATCTCCTTGACTATGCTGCTAATAGCATCAATCACACCACGAAGACTTGCTAGGAATGCTGGAATATCCAAGCCGTCTATTAAGCCTTTTCCAATGTCCCTGAACAGTTCAACAACGCCTTGTTGCAAACGGCTTAGCTGGCCATCAAAACTGTTAAACAGCCGCTGCGCTGCCTCGATAGCTTCCGGTGTTTTGACTGCATCCTGCATAGCCAATACCGCAGTACTCGCCTGAACGGTCTTATTGTTGACCGCATTGATGGCATCTTCCACCGAGTGGAACTGACCGGTTACATTGCTGAGCCTGACAGCCAAAGCCTCATAAACCTTTAGGCCGCTTGACTGCATTTGTTGCAGGGTCGAGGCCTCTGCAACACCAGATTTGACCATCTCACTAATGCCGCCAGCCAATTGACCTAGGCCACCCTGCCCAAGCAGTGGTGCCACATTGGCAAATGTTCGCATTAACTTTTCGGCGCTGCCGGCATCAACGCCTGCTGTGGCAAGCTGCTGAAATCCTCCGACAACCTCACTAAGCGGCACACCCATATCGCGAGTTATCTGGCGCAAATTTTCTAGGCTTTCAGCACCTTTATCGAAACTGCCTGCCATCAGGCCCATTTTGACTTGCATGGTTTCCAGCTCGCCGCCAAGCTTAATCATTTCACCGACAGCGGCAATTGGCGCGCCTATGAAAAACTGCGTTACGCCTCGCAGCATGTCGAATCCAGACTTGACATCGTTGGCACCCTTCAATGCCTGTGCCAGCCGGCCAAATGCACTACCAGCCTCATCAGCTTTTTTGCCAGCCTCGCTTGTTTTCTTTGCTGTTCTAGCTAATCCGTCTTCAGCCTGTTGGCCGTTCCAGCCAAGGTTGATCGCTAGTTTGCTAATCGTCGCCATGGATTACTCCTCCCAGCGACCTCAAGTATGGCAAAATGGCTGACTGATCAGGCTCATGTTTATCGAAACGAGGTATCCAATCGCTTACCTTGGTGTTTTTGCACCAAGGCGCTGCGCTGGCATAGCAGGAAATGGCATTCAGCAGATCCTGCCGATATGGTCCCCATGGCTCAACTGCCAGCAGGGCGATCCATTCAGACAGTTCGGAACTGGTCAACCGATCACCCAGCTCGGCCACAGTCATGCCAAGGTGGCCGGCTAAGGCAAACATCAGGCGGCGGGTGCTTCCGCCTGGTTCTCGTAGTTTTTTTCCAGCTCATCCACATCTGATTTAGTTAGCCTGTTAATTCGCATGGACGCTTCAAAGATGCGATCCATTGCCGAGGCCGGCAACTCGCCGAGGGCGGCCACATCAGAATCAGCAAACATGCGCAGGCCAGTGCTGTCTGACAAGGTCAGCACCGCTAGCCTGGCGCGGATATTATACATCTTTGCGCTGCCTTTTTTATCGATAGACGAAGCCTCAAAGGCATCTCTTTCGCTGGCAGTAATTTCCTTAACGAACACGGTGCCACCCCACTCTGGCACCTTGATTTCCTCAACACGTCCTCGACTTTTGCCAAGGATTTCGTCCCTATTCAAGCCCATTCAATTTCTCCGTTAAACAGCAGTTACTTGCAAGGTTACTGAAAAGCGCAAGGCTTCATCACTTGCGCCAACAGTTGGTTCAGTAATTCCGCTGATGTAGCCTTGGTAGCTGATCAGCGCATCGATGGTTGAGCCAGGGAAATTAAGGCTCAGCGTGACGCTGTTGTAGCCAATGCTTGAACCAGTAACAGTCGCTTGCCAATCGCGCAGCGTTTTAAGCGTATTGGTGGCCGTAGCTGTGTCTTCGAGGTAAACCTCAAAAGTCACAGTGCCTGGATCAACCCGGCTTGGCAGGCGCTTCAACGTGTAGTCAGACAAACCAGTAATTTCAGCCATTGCCACTGATCGAGTGGTGCCGGTGACGCTGATGCAATTCAGGACAATCGCAGTGCCAGTTGCTGGCGTAAGTGTCGCAATCGTCCCAAGTGGTAGTACTACAGCCATTTTTTACTCCTCATTCCGTGTATGTGCCTACAATCTCAATTGAGATTATGCGGGCTGACTCGTCCGATCCGTCTTGATAAAGCTCGTTAGAGCTTGCCTCTTCCTCGACCAACCATTGATGGACGAACAAGCTGCCAATAGTCTGCCGGCTTGGTGTTGCAGCAATGGCAGACGCGATCCAGTTGGCTGTAGCCTGTGAGCTACTGCGCGTCTCGCCGACAACTGTGACCTGTACACGTTCAGTAGTTGCAACCACGGAGCCGCCAGTGGTCCTTTGCCGTTGCCTGCTAACAGACTGGTAAACAGCATAAGGCTGGCTTGTATTGCCTTGGCCGGTTTGGTCGGGTGATATTCCGCCAGGCAAATAGGTGGCATAGTTGGCGTAGGCGGCCAAATAGGTGCGCACAGCTTGACCAAGTACGCTCATACTGTGGCAGTCCTTTTGGCCATCGCCTTTTGCAACTCTTCACTAAGGATGCGTGCTGTGATGTCTTCGCATTGCGATCTATTGGCATTTAATGCCGGCTTTAAAAATGGTTTCCCAGCTACTGGCCGTAGCTTGCCAGACCGCCATAGTTTGGCCGTAAACCCATTCTCAATTAGGTGGCTGTAATTAGTTGGGTTAACAGGCACCATTACGTTGCGCTGCGCTGCAACGCTTCGTTTTGGCTTGTGATAAGTCTTAAAAGCCATGATTTTAAACTTGCGGCGCGGGCCGATGATTGCGTAAACTGCGCCTGTTTTTTTAGATGTCGTTACTCGGTAGCCGAGACTCTTCTTAAGCTGCCCAGTTGTGCCGTAACGAAAAACCTTTTTGCCTTGGTACATAATCCGCTTGCGCTTGGCCGGCACGAGCGTGCGAGCAGTGCGAAGGATAGGCGTAGTGCACGCTCTTGCCACACGGCGCAAGGCAGGCTTGATCTTCTTGCCAGCATCTCGCAGAGCATCTATTAGATCAACTGCTCCGGCCAGATTTAAGCGAAGGTCGCGAGAGCTAGCCATTACGCATTTTCCTCGGCATCAATCTCAAGCGAAATGCCTCGCTCCTCAAGATCACGCACGCCTCGAACATTCAACTCGCGGCTGCCAAATAAAATACGATGCTCAGCAGTTACATCAGCTCGGTGGCGTATTGTCACCCGGTGCGTGATGTCAGCCTGCTGCTGGTTGGCTAGCTGGCTCTCGGTCGCAGTCACCGGCAGCACCTTGCCCCAAACAGTGGCGTAGGTCGCCCAAGTGCGAGTGGGTTGCCCATAGCTGTCGGTGCTGTCGGTTGCCGACTGCAGCGCCAGACGGTGCCTCAACTCGCCAATAATCACTGGTAGTCACCAACAGAGTAAATCTTCAGGATTGAATCGACCGCCAATGGCACTTCGCTTCCGGCACCTGGCTGAACCGCAGAGCGGTTTTCATACCAGTGCGCCACCAGCAGCTTGATGCAGGTGGTCAGCAGCGCCGGCACGTTGGCAGCAGCAGTGCCATAGCCGGCAACATAATCAACTTCGACTGCGTTTGCCTTGCCATTTTCGGTGTTCGGCCAGATGTCCAGCGGTGTCAGGTTTAGCCTGGGCGGGTTGCCATCGAGGTCTAACTCGAAATCACCACCGGCAAATGTCATCGTGGTAAGTGTGCCGTTTTCGTCGTAGTAGCGGATGCGCGGCATCGCATAGCTGTAGGCACCACCCACTGCGATTTGCACCGCAGGCCCACGCAGCAACTCAATAGCGCCTTCTGGAAAATAGTCCATGGTTTGGCGGTAGGTGGTGTTAACCAGTGGCCGCCTGGTTTGCCGCTCGACATAATCGCGTCCAGCAGATATTAGCGCACCAATCAGCGCATCGTCTGTGCTGTGGTCAACGCGCAGGTGGAGCTTCATGTCAGAGGTTGACACTGGCTCCACTGTTGCGGCAGTTAATACTTTGAGGCCCACTTAGCGCTTGCTCCGTTTAGCGGCTTGCTTGGCCTCGGGTGTTTCCACCTCGTTAGCTTTATATTCGACAATGCCGTCCACGCAGATCGCAAAACCAGCGGCAATGATTCGATTCGCATCGACTGCATCGGGATGATCCCAGATGTCACCGACACGGTAGGTGCCGAGAGGACCGGAGATACATTCGAGCATTTGAATCTTCATTGCCTTGGTTTCCTGATCTGCGTGGGCTATTAAAAGTTAGGCTTGAACCATGTGCTTGATCGCACCGCTGGCCAAGATCTTGCTGTCAGTTCTGGCCCATGCCGTGAATCCAACTGCACCGTTAGCGGCATAGAGCTCGTCGAGCCTTTGGATGCGGATATTAGCCACATCGCGGATCAGGAACTTGTTCATGGCACCGAACACCATCGTCTTGAGGCCAGTGGTGATGGCGCTGTTCAGGCTGTTGCTGATTACCAGCGGGAAGCCATGAATGCGAATCTCACCAGGGATGCGGTAAGACTCCTGGAACAATGGCTGGCCGTTGCTGTCCACCAGCTTGCGCACATACAGCCAAACGCTGTCGTGCATCACCAGAGCGCAAGAAGGATCTTGGCGATAGGCGATGTCGACGCTGTGAATCAGGTCGAGGATTTCGGCTGATGTGATAGCGGTTGCGCTGGCAGTGGTCTTGCCTGCGGTGCTGGCTGCAATGCCTGTTGGTTGGCTGGAGCCTGTGCCGGTTGCGACATAGTCAGCCATGATTCGGCCAAGACGCTCGCCGAGCAGGTCGCCGATATAGGTTTCGAGGTCAACAGCGTTGTCGTCCAAGAGCTGCCAAGATACCTTGAGCGCCTTGCTACTCATGGTGTAGGCACCAAGAGAGATCTGGCCGAATGAGGTATCGGCTACAGTGAGTGCGCCATCTTCGGCCAACAGCACGCCTTTGGTGCCGGTGTCGTCGTTGGTTGGCATGGTCATCGGCTCGCCAGACTCGGTGCGCAGCACCTGAGCGTATTCGCGCAGCGGGTTGAAATAAAGCAGCGCCTTTTCGATGCGCTCGACCAAAACGGTCGGCACGTTATAACCGCCGAGGCTGCCGGTGCCAGCTACCTGGGTGGCTGTTCCGCGCTCTTCCAACTCACGCCGACTGCGAGGCGCTGTATCAAACAGGCGCACATTGAAATCGCGGCTACGCAGGCTAACGCCAACGCGCTCAGCGGCGGCTCGGTGCGCATCAGTCGCGCGGCCATTGCCTTCGAGGAACCAGCCACGCATGGCCAGCTTGCGATCATTGTGATAATTCTTGTCGGCTACATCCTTCACGATGTAGGGCGTGTTCAGTGGCATGGGTTTGCTCCTGCGAGTGGTCTGGGATTCCAACTTTTCCAATAGGCTGGCGCAACGCGCGCCAACCAAATCCAATGTTCTTTCAGCCTCGGCAGCCTTGTCAGCGCTGGCCATCTCCTCTTCTGGCACAAAGTTCATGGCCTCTTCGATGGCGGCCACCCGCGCATCGAGATCGGCAACGCCTTGGACTAGTGCGTCCATGGCGGCTTGTTCTTCTGGAGTGAGTGCGCGAATCTGCTCGATCAGCGCTGCTCGCTCGTCAATCAACTTTTTCAATTCGGCAACCTTTTCCATGTGAATCTCCTTTGAGTCAGAAAATAAAACACTGGCAGCACGATAGCCGTGCGAT